ATCCCTTCTTTGCGACAATCCTGATAATGTAGATAATTGTAGTTTTGTATCAGATGGATCGAATCATGCCATTGAATTAACTGCTGCCTGTGCAGGTAATTCTTATACATTAACTGATTTTTTTGTATCTGGTTATGCCACTGAAGATGGCAGTACGGGAAATGAGGTTATTTATAATAACTCAGGGGGATCAGTCACCATCAATATTGATGGTGGTAGTGGTGTCTCTGCAATGTCAATTCGTGGTGGTAATGTAACTCTCGTTGCCAATTACTCTTTTACAGTTACAGGTCTTGAACTAAATACTGAAGTAACCATTGTCACGGCAGGAACTTCAACGGTCTTGCATCATACTGAGAATGCAACAACTTCAGATGGTGATGGTAAATATCAAATAACCTATAGTCATGGAGGAGGAGCGAGTGTCGATGTTTTGATTCATCATATAGATTACAAACCGGATATTTCAAATATTTATGGACTCACATTACCAGGAAATAATTCATCGGCAAAGGTTTCCATGTTTGCCGATGAAAATTATGAGAACCCTTAATTAAAAACTAATTATTATTTAGGAGGAATTAATCATGGCTAAAGTATTTGATCCAACTGACCTTTCTCATATCGTTGATGCGTCTGGTACTACTGAAGATCTTGAAATACAAACTGGTGCTAAGACAATTGAGATTACCACAGATGGTAATATTATTGATAATGAAACTGGTGCATTAACAGGTGTTACCGGAAAATGTGTTTATTCCAAACTCAAAGAGATTTGGAAAACAGATGATGATTTGAATAAGCATAAATTTCCTATCCAAATGATTTATGAAGCATCGTTTGTGTGGATTAATGGATGGGGGCCATTAGATCAGACTTCAAGAGATTTGATTCGGGATGCTGGTTTTCAGGAAACAGATGGTCGTGAAAATGCTTGTATTATCTCTCTTGGTGCAATGGATGATGCTGCTGATCAACCATACTATGTAAATGATTTTGCGACTGAGTTTGCTGAAACTAAAGTTGATTTTACCTTTCCTGGTGAAATGAATGAAAATATTCAGACTAAAGGTACAGGAGGAAGTCCTGATGATTCTGGATATTTGAAAGTCTTTTTAAGGGAGGAGCAAAAGACATTTGCTTCTTATGACCTTATCAGTGAACAGACCCTTCCTGCACTTAAATTTGAAGCTTACCGTCTTCCTGTTGCCAATGGTGCTGACCTTGATGTTATTGATGATGATACTGCGATTGTTGGTGATGCTGGTTCGGTTTCTGGTGTCACATATTCCGAATTGACAATTGACTATATCAGTGGATCATTGTTTGAACCTGCTGATGATACAACTGGTGGGGCTTCAGGAGATGGCAGCTATGTCATTGGTGAAGTCGTACAGGATACCGCCGGTCGATGGGCCAGATGTACTACCGCAGGAACTATTACGGATGACACGCAACCCTATGCATCTTTTGGTGGAACTTCAGTATGGGAAGCATATCCTGGAGAACGTTTAATTGGTACGACTTACTATGCCTTTAATAGAATCCTTGATGTGGAAGATGTAGGTACTACCAAGGCGAGATTACAGGAAATTCATTCATGGGCGCAATGGAAGTTAAGACAAGCATCAGATATTAATGATGATGGCGGTGGTGATGCTTTTGGAACGGTTAATGGAAATATCGCTTTACCGTTTACCTACTTTGTTGGTAGTACCCTGCATACACAACCAGGAGTTTATATCGATAATTTTGATAATAATGATAAAAACGATTTGAACTTTTGGGATATTACCATAGATCCTGGAGATGGTACAGGTGGTCTTGATTCAGAGTATGCGCCAAATCTTACGACTGTAAGGATTTTCCCCTTTACTGCTGCTGGAAATATTAACTTCTCACAAAATTTTGTTGATGAACCTGATGGTGAAACCAGATATACCATGTATTTTCAGTATATCAAATCTCAGGCAATGACAGCATTGAAGGTGTCTGGTTCTTCTGGTGCTGACTGTACGTTGGATTGGACAGGGGCTGATGCCGGTCTATTGGATTTTTTGCAAAGTGGTGACTATATTAGTATTTCAGGTTTTACTACTGAGACCGGAAATAATGGTCTTTATTCAATCACAGGCGCACCGACAACAAATACTATCACAGCATCAAAGGTTGATGGAGTCAATCCCACCGATGAAGCCACAGGTGATTCTTGCACCGTCCTTGAAAATCCGTTTGAATCTCCCAAAGCAACTATTGTCGATAACAACTCTGCTGCTGACATCGATGGCGAAATCACATCAGCATCAATTGCCTTTGATTTTGATTATACCAATAATAATCAAGAAGGTAGAACAGCCAATGTTAATGCTGATGTTTATGTAGTAGCAGTAGCCTATGATGGAGCGCAGTACGTCCTTGCCTCCCATACCATTACCAAAACAACAGGTCAAAACGTTCCTGTCAATGCGGTTGATGAACTCAATTACGAAAATCCTTAATTTTTAACTGATTAAAATATACCCAATCTTCTTTAGGGGAGATTGGGTATACTAACAAATAAGGAAAATATGGAATTTAAAGAAATTAAATATAAACTTGCATCACTTAGATCTTCTGCTCTTTATGATAGACCTTGTAGAGTAGAAATACCAGAAGGATTTAAGGAGTCCTTTGAAAATCAGAAAAATTTTAGGGGTTGGATTAATTATCATGTAACCTGGGATGTTTATGAGGATGATCCCTGGAAATGTGTTTTGAGAAAAAAATCACAGGAACAGGAATGGAATGAAGTATTAGAACAAGTCTGTCCTGTTATAACTCCAGAAGGCGAAATAGTAACCGCCGAAGAATGGGAGCAGAGGAGTTTAGATAATGGGGGCAAAAGTAACGTTCAATGAACTAACAAAAATTATTGAGATTGACGAAGCTCCAGATGGCAACGGAGATATTTTAATTGATGTTAAAGTAGATTTGTATAGTGACGGTAAAGAAGATTGGGTTGCCAATGAGAGTTTACGAAAATTTTATTTTCCTATTTCTGTTGAAGGTGGAAAACCTTTACCAGGAGAAAAAGACCTTGGATCAACCTTCTTTTTAGCTTCCGATTGGAAAATTAGACCATATAATATAGACCATCGAATGATTGTTGATGGTAATCTCTATGCTGTTGATGGTTCTGATCCCTTTCTTGATACCATTGGAGATTATACCGTCCGTATCATGCAGCAGGTTTCAGATCTTGTATCCACTGTTTCAAGTGGATCTGGTGTTACTGAGCAAGATAAATTTGATATTGCTGACCAAGTATGGGATGAAATTTTAATTGGAGCTACCCACAATGTACCAGCATCAGCAGGAAGAAGATTAAGACAGCTTGGTGATGTTGTTTCTTCCGATGTAAATGATGCTACCCCTTCCAATCTTAAATTCATAACCAATTTAACTAATACATATCCTGATTTTTATAAAGATCAATTAATTCGTTTTACCACAGGAAATTTAAGTGGACACGTAAGAGTTATTGCTGCTTACGATGAAGTTACCAAAGAAATAACTGTTGAAGAACCAATGGTAGATATTCCTGTTGATGAAGATGAATTTGATATTATTCCAACTCATACTCATCCAATGATAGAGCAAGCCGATGTTATATGGGAACATATAACCGGATTAAAATTGCTTGGTTTGGTTCAGGAAAATTTTGTAATGGATCAACAGGTATATCAGGATTACAATGGTGCTAAACTTTTAACAAGTGCCAGGATAAGAACATATCAGGATAATGCCAAAACCCAATTAATTGCCACTTATCAGGTGACAGCAACATGGTCTTCTGGTCAGTGTACATCATATGAAATGTTAATAATATGAGTTTAGGATTAGCGACAAAAGGAATATTATCGGATTTTACAGGTACAGGTGGTTCAGGTAAGACCATTTATGTGCTGGAGGATATAAACGTGGAAGTATCACATGAAGATTTGGCAATTGAGGTCTCCCTGGTGGACGATGTATCAATAGATATATCGGAAACAGGGGTAATTATAGACCTTGATCAAGATCAGGCTGAGATCGTCCTCTCAGAGGATGAAACAATCAATATTGAGGTATAATCATGGCGAATGCAATTAAGATAAAACAGGGTGAAGCGAAAACGGTTAATTTTTATATTACCAAAGGTGGAGTAGCCGTATCAGATGCCACATTGACCTTTGAGGTTAAAGAAAAAGCAGATGATAGTTCTCCAGCTTTGTCAAAGGCAGATAGTGCTTTCAATAAAGATGACAAAGCCAATGGTAATTACACCCTAAATTTTGTGGTTGATGATACTAAAGGTCTTAAAGCTAAGACATATGTATCTGAATTGAAAACGGTGATTACAGCAAGCACCGATGTTGATAAAAGTTATGACATACCTTTTATTGTAGAACGTGCGGTTATTGCAGATTCTTAACTAAAAACTAATTGTTAATTAAGGAGAATTAAAATGACTGAAACAAATGTGATAGATCTTAATGATTTGGTACAATCGATTAAATTTACAGTGTTAGAAAAGAATTTTGAGATTTCACCTATGAATGACATTAAAATGAAAAAGGTGATGGGTCTCAGTAAAAAAATTACAGCACTTAGCAAAGATGAAGATGAAATATCTGATGAAAAAGAACTTGAACTTTTAGAAACTCAAAATACCATTCTTCATGAATGTGTTAGTATTAGCATTGACAATGATTTAACACAGGTATCAAAGGAAGATTTTTCTGAATGGCCTATGCGATTGAAAAATAAAGTATTGGAATTGGTTTTTAGTCAAATAGGTGGTGGTGAAACTCCTGATGAAGAAGCGGAAAAAAACTAATAGCACGTTGCAAGGAATTTGCAGCAATTATTAATTTCCTTGGTGGGGCTTATACATTCGATGATCTTAATGATATGCCATATAACAAATATTACTATGTTAAGATGGCAATTGATTTTGAAATGATTCGACAACGTAAGTTAATGATAAGCGATATTGCTTCTGCTTTCTCCGATCCAAAAAAAGGTGTTACACAGTTAGAAAAACAAGAAAGTCAATTGTCAAGTGTTTATAGAGGATCTAAAAGTGAACCATCTGCTGATATAAGTTGGGATTTTCCAGAGGATTCAGCAGATAGAATGAAAAAATGGCAACGATAAGGAGACAACCATGCCTGGTGGTTCTGGTGCAGGAATGTCAATGGAAGTTTCTAAGATTGTTTTAAAATTAGAAACTAATTTTCAGCAAGTCTTAAAACAACAGATTACCTCCTTTGATAAATTTACAAGGGATGCCAATCAGTTGACACGGCAAGTTGGTACTAATATGAATCAGCTTGCAAGGACGACTTCAAAGACATTTAGTGCTGTATATAAAAGCAATCGTAAAGAGATTCAAGAGTTTGTTTCTTTCACCAGAAACGCCTTGCAAGGTGTTCGTAAAGAAACCCTTCAGATGCAAGCTTTTCAGGAACGTTTAGAGAAAGCTACAATTGCACGTTATCGAAAAATGCGTTCTGAAATGGCAGCAATAAAACGTAAATCTGATTTAGTTAGCAAGTCTGAAGGATTCACTGAAGAACAGAAAAAATCAGCATTTAAAGCATTTGAAAAACAGAAGCAGGATGTAGAGGATAGGTTTAAAGCTTCAGTTGATAAAATGACAGGGCAGGTTAAGTCATTGATGATAAAACATCTTGCTGGTGCTGTAAAAGAATCTATGAAGACAATTGAAAAAGGTTCTCGATCAGCAGCAGTTACGGTGAATAATGTTGTCAATGATATGGAGAAAAGATTTAAACAGTTGTGGAGAAGAAGGGGAATAATGCCCACAGCAGATTTAGCTGGACAAGGGGTATCTTTTTTAAAACAACGTGCTGAACAAATAAAAGTTTTAGAATCTTTACTTTCTGCACATCAAAAGAAACAGGTACAAGCTGAACAATATTTGGAAAAACAAAAACGATTATTGTCTGAACAAACGAATAAGACATTAATTCGTAATCAAAAACAGATGGTTAATGAAGCAAGGGCGGTGGTTAAAAAACTCGGCGGTGAATACGAGTTTATGTTTAATTCGATTCAAAAATTTTCCAGAGGACAAACTGCACTTGCAGGGGTATTTAAAACACAAGCAGAGCAAGGCATTGCAGCAATTAAACAAACTCTCAGAGGTGTGAATTTAAAGAGAGATTTTGAAAAAATGTGGATGAATTTGGAGCAAACTGCAAGACTTGCTGGAGAAAAATCAGGTAAAGCATTTTATGATTCTGTTAGAAAAGGTAAAGCATTAGATCAAGCATTAATTGAAAAACGAAAACATTTTGAAAATTTATTAAAAATAGCGAAACAACTTCAGGCTACCGGATTAATTGATGCAAGTAAACAAATTGCAAGATTAAAAACAGTTATAGGTGGTCTTAAAGAATTTAGAACAGAGTATAGTAAAGTTAAAAAGGAAATGTCGGCTGTTCCTGAAATATCTAAACAACAGTTTTATAAAGGTGGAGCGCAACAAGCAAGAAACCTTGCTGTGGAAGTTAGAAAAGCAATTGCGGTTATGAAGCAGTTGGGGCCAGTATCAGAACATAATGTTATTGAAGTTCAAAAACAATTAAAAATAGTTCAAAGTTTATATAAACAACATGGAACTAAAGTAGTTGCTACTCAAAAAGTAATTTCAAAATTAGAAGAACAAATTTTAATGGCAAGAGCAAAGGTTAGAAATTCTACGAATGAAGCATCTATTGCATCATGGCAAGCGTATGAAAGAAAAGTAACAGCAATTATTAAATTATTAAATAAAAGTTTAAGGAAATCTGTATTACCAAGAGATCCTTATGATCAATATAAAAAAGATACGTTGGCAACATTGCGAATGATTAGAACTGAAGCAGCAAAAAGTCTATTGCCCACAGATAAAATTAAAGCGGATTCTAAAATAATTCAAAATGAATATAAAAGAATTGGGCAAAGGATGGATGAACTGAGCAAAAAGAGAATGATCAGGCCAAAGCATATGGCTGAAGCTAAAGGATTCATTGAAAAATTAGAAAATAAGGTAAAAGAATATAATGCTCAAATTGTTTTATTAAGTAAACAATTAGATAGATTACGTAGAATACAAAAAACCACTTTTGGAGGAGCAGGGTTATCAGATCAGATAACAGGAATGAAAACACGAATGAAAGAGTTGCAACAAATGGTCAGGCAATACGAAAGAGCGCAAGTACAAATGCAACGTAGAATGGCAGTTTCTAATAGGCAATCATTAAAATCAATGCTTCAAAGTGGATGGGAAATGATTAGAAATTTTCGTTGGCAGGTTGCAGCAGTTATTTATTTAATTACCAGAGCAGTTAGAGCAGTAAAACGTGTATTCTTTGATGTAATGGGTGAGATTGCTAAATATAGACGAGAGGCAATGACCCTTGCAGCACAGTTTTCTTTTAAGATGTTGGGTGATATGGAAAAGAATTTTGAAAGTGTGTATCAGTATTCCCGACAATTAATGAATAAAATGGAGCAGGAAGCAGCAAGAACCATATTAACAATGGAAGATATGACCATGCTTGTGAGGACATTTTCACAGGCAGGTTTTGTTCCTGATCCTAATAAAGATGTTAGAAAGATAGCAATTATAGGTACAGCCATTAAGACATTAACTGAGGGTATGGCTAATGCTGGAACTCAGATGCGCCAGGAATTATATGCCATCATTGCTGGTAGACAACGGGCAACCGATCAGTTGGCAATGATGTTTCAGATGATGGGTACTGATATTCAAAAAATTATTGCTGATGAAAGGGCAGGGGGTAAACTGATGATTGAATCTCTGTCTGAAGCATTGGCTCCTTTTGGTATTCTTAATGAAAAACTTGCTAATGAATGGGAAGCAATTCTCAATAAAATGAAATTGGCATGGCAGGTTATTAAACGTATTGGTATGGAAGATGCTTTATTGAAAGTGACAAAAGAATTTAGTGATTTTGCTGATAAATATTATAGTACTATATCAGGTATTACTAAAGAGGGCAGAGAAATAGCTGCAATATTACGTGCTGCTTTTGAAATAGTTAAAGCTCCAATTAAAGTTATTGGTGAATTATTATCAGTTGTTGTAAAGTTTGCAAGTGTTATTCTTCAGGTGATGCGAAATATTTATGGAAATTTTTCACCGATGACAAATAGTTTAGATGGAATCAGTGATTCAATGAAGGGAGTACTCACTATTACTGAATTTATTTTAAAAGCTTTTATTGTATTAAAAGGGGTGGTAAGGCTTGTTGGTTCAGCAATGACAATTGCTTATAAAATACTTACTGCAATTCATGCACTTGTAATTGGTATTGTAAAAATAATATTGAAATCAATTCCGGCAATTGGTTCTTTAGTTGATAAGTTATCTTTTGGTTTGCTTGGTGCAGGTTTTGAAAAGATAAAAGGTTTGATGGAAGATTTGATTCCTGACGATCTTAAAAAGGAATGGGAGGGAGTTAATGATGTTATTAAAGAAATGCATCATAATTTATTACAATTATCTAAAGTTCCTATTAATATACAAGAGCAAATGAAATTGAAATATGATCCAATGCAAGTAGTAGATATGGTGGGTAAGTTTGAAAATCAAATAAAGGAGATGGAATTAGCAGGGTTAGATACGAAAGAAAGAGCAGAACGTGAATATAAAATGCGATTGGCTGACATTAAATTGTTAAAAATTGCAGCAACATCTAATCTTCAGACTATTCAAGCTTATTATAATGAAATGAAAACAATGGGAATTGAATTTACTGAAGATGATGAAAAACGGCTTAAAGGTTATATTAAAGCTCATTCTGATGCAGTGTCAAAAACAGTTGATTATCAACGATTTGCTAAAAGAGATCGTGATAAAATACTTGCTGATGAAGCGGAAAAACAAAGACAACGAATGGCAGGATGGGAAAAACAAGCCAAAACCTTTTGGGAAAGTCTTTCTCCAAAAGATTTTGCAAGAGAACAAAAGACTGAGAAGTGGTTTGTGAAAATGAGTGCAAGGTTAGATGAACTCAGGGTTAAAAATCCTCTTGTCACAGCAGAATTTAAGAAATTTTCTGATCAATTAGATGAAGCATTAGGTCAGCGTAAGTTAGATGATGCAGCAGCAATCAATAATGAAATGGAAAAAATGAAGCTGACATTAACTTCACATCGTCCGGTAGATGCTATCTCAAAAATAAATACTGAATTTGAAAAAATGAAATTAAAGATAGTATCTAATAAGGATTTTATAGCTGAAGGTTTAACACCTGAAATGATGAAGTTGTGGGAGATTACTAAAAAAGAACGAATTGAAGTTGAAAGACTTAATATGGCATATCAAGCCAGTAGCGCAAGTATGGAGGTAATGTCAGCAAGAGCAAGTTTTTTAGTAGGTAGTTATTCTCCTGCAAAAAAAATGCAAGGTGAGATTCAACAATTAAAAATAAATTATAAAAAAGAATTATTAGCGATTCAAAAAGAAATTGATAAAACATATCGAATATGGGTTGAAAATGGTCAATGGGCAACCAGAGAAGGATCTGCTGAAGCTCAAAATTATGTTAAAGCATTGCAAGAACAAATGGAGGAATTGACTAAAGTAACTGAAAGGGAATTAAAGAAAAAACAAATGCCTATTTGGAATGATTTAGTTGAAGCATCTAATTCCTGGGCTGATGGATTTACTGATGCTTTATCACAGATAGTCGATGGTGTTGATTCTGTGTCTGAGGCATTAAATCAATTACAAACACAAATTTTAAAAGATACTTTGAAAATAATTATTAAACGTGGTGTTACTGATCAATTACAAAGTGCATTAGGATCTGGATCTGAATCACCAATGGCAGGATTTTTTGGAATGTTTCCTGGTGGTAAAGCAAAAGAAGGTAAAGTTCAGGAGATTATGGCAACTAAACCAATACCTGTGACAGTTTATAATCCTCAAGATTTAATGGATGGTACGTTTAAATCAATGAGTAAATTGGAGGAAATACCTTCAGATGGAATGATTGGTTCAAAAGTATTTGTTACCAATTGGCCCATAGGTGGGGGAGGAGCATCAGAATTATTTAGTAGTGGTATAGGAGAGGTTACAGAAACAGGTGTACAAGGTGTCTCTCAAGATCTTGCTGATATATCCGCTGAGATAGCCGATAATACAGAAGCAGCAAGTCAAAGTTCTAAATCCTGGTATTCTGATATTACTAATACTTTTTCACAAATGGGTAGTTGGATCTCCGGTTTATTTAATAGTGGTGGTGGAGGTGGTGGTGGATCAAGCACAGGTTCACAGGTTGGCGGTTTGGCAATGACCGCAGTATCAGCATATGGTCGTGCCTATGGTGGTGGTGGTTACGGTTTTGCTGAAGGTGGTGTTATCTCAGAACCTGTTGTTGGAAAAGGATTACAGTCCGGTAAAGTTTATAATTTTGGAGAAAAATCTAAATATGGAGAAAATGAAATTGTTGCTCCAATGAGAAAATTTCAAAAATCTGCTCCTCAAAATAAATATTCATATCATATGCCAATTCATATAAGTGCTATCGATACACAATCCGGTGTTCAATTTTTGTTGAAAAATTCTGATGTTATTCAAGGCCAGATGGTTAAAAATTTAAAACAAAATAAACCCATTAGAAAGGGTATTCAAAATTCCTATTAAGGAGTGATGTTATGGCAGCAGGTGATCCTTTTAACTTTGAAATTCATTCTATTAAACCTCATACTCCACAATGGAATGTTTTACAAACTGACATGGAGGGATGGAAACGTAAGACTCGTTTAAAGTCAACGGATTCTATTCGTAGATGGACAGTTGAGGTGCGTGGAAGAACAAATTCAGAGAAAGATATAATTGTTGCTCATTGGGATGATAATCAAGGCCCATTGACAAATTTTGCTTGGAATGTTCTCCCTGCTATTTGGAATGCTGGATATGGAACACAATACCAAGTTCAATATGAAACAATGGAATATGATAATCCTGATGAAATTGCAAATGTTTGGGATTTTTCAATCACGTTTAGGGAGTGGTTATAATGCCAAAAGATATTGATGCTGATAAAATAAAATATTTTTTTCAAAGTGGTATAACAGCTTTAACCGGATATATATTTTCCCTTCCTGCTGGAACGCAGAGATTTATAGCCAATACTGCTGATGTTCATGATGGGAGTAATACATATACAGCATTGGCAATAAAAAGAAATCCAATTCGATCTGAAGAAGGTACGATATTAAATGAATTAGAAATTGGATTGGATCATGTTGATCTTACTTTTAAAAATGATGTTATGTCTGGTAAGTATAATGATGTGCCTGTTTCTATTTATCTTATTATTCCAGAGTTACATTTTACAGGAGAATATTGGTCTGTTGCTGCTGACATGCTTTTATTTAAAGGATTTACAGATGAACCTAAAGGAGATGAACATTGGATAACTTTATCTGTTAAACCTTTTCCTTATCTTGATCAACAGTATCCAAAAAGAATATATCAAACTGGTTGTAATTGGACTTTTTGTGGTACTGGATGTAATTTAGATATTGGTAGTTTTAAAACTAATGTTAATTTATCTGGTGTATCAGATGGAATTACTTTGACTTGTTCACATGGACAAGCAGCAGATTATTTTACTCCAGGATATGTGGAAATAAAAGGCGGGGCTTTGACAGGGCAGGTTAGACCAATTTTAACTAATACTACAGGAACAGTAGTTGTAAGGATACCTTTTGATGATACTATTGCAAGTGGTGTCAATGTTGATGTAGTAAAATTGTGTGCTAAAAATTATGAAACCTGTGATATTGATTTTTCAAATTACAGTGAGTATGGAGGTTATCCTTGGGTTCCCAAAGAACCGATAATATAAAAGAAAGAATTGTTCAAAACGCACGAAAATTTATAGGCACTCCATTTAGACATACCGGCAGATCGACATTGGGCATTGATTGTGCCGGTTTATTATATATGGCTTATAATCGTGCAGGTATTGAGCTTCCTAAAAATGATGGTAAAGAATATACTGTTGGATGGTGGAAACGTCCTGATGCAGAAGAACGATTGTATAATGGATTAATAAAAATAGGGTTTAGAGAATTATCTGATAATGAATTACCAGATAAGGGAGATGTACCTTTATTTAGATTATTTGGTAAAAATTATCCTGCTCATCACAGTGGTATATTAGTAGATCAAGTATATTTTATTCATGCTAAATGTGGTTGGAAAGAAAAAGATAAAAAAGTTGGGTTTGATAGTTTGCATTATTACTCTGATAAAAATAGATTAGCATGGGTATTACGCTATAAGGAGTTTTAGATGGGAGAAACAACTGGACAAACCGTAGGAATGATCGCTGGTGGAATAATTGGTGGAGTCATTGGTGGCTTTCCAGGGGCTATGGTAGGTATGTCTATTGGTGGTCAACTTGGTTTGTGGATTGATCCTCCTTCTGCTCCTCCACCTCCAGGTATGGGAGATCTTGGAAAAAATTCTTATGTAAGATCAACTCCAGTACCTTTGGTTTTTGGTCAATGTAAAGTTTTTGGTGGAGTTATTTGGGTAGGAGAATTAGAATCAGGTCAGAATAATGAGGGGTCAAGAAAAAATCCAGAGTGGGTTCCTGAGATGGATGCTGATTATGCTGTTTGTCATTGTGAAGGGCCAGTTACTTCTTTTTTAAAATATTGGGTAGATGATAAAAAAGTTGGTGATTTAGAAGATGGATGGAAGATAGATTTTATTTCTTATCTTGGAACAGATATTCAGACAGCAGATCCTACAATATCTTCTTTTCAATCTGGAAAAACTGCTGGAACAATTCCCCTTAAATATTCAGCTTATACAGTAATTGATTTGCATGTTGAAGACGCAATCCTTTCAAAGTTACCTTCTATTTCTGCTGAAATAAAAGCTTTCAGTATAGAGTCTGGAGAAGAAGATGCTAATCCCATTCGTGCTGTTTATAATTTTTTAACTGATACAAGGTGGGGATGTAAATTAGATGTAAATCTTTTTAATGGTGATCCAGATACCGCAGGAAGCCCTTGGAAGATAGCATCAGATTATTGTGATGAATCGGTTCAATTTGTGGATTGGGATGATTCTCTTTCAAATGAACCACGATTTAGATTCTCACAGGTTTATGATGCAAGGGCAATGGCCTTTGATATTATCACAGATATGATGATGACATGTAGGGGTCTTATCCGGTTAAAACAAGGATTAATTGAACCTCTTATAGAGACTCCAAATGAAACTCCTGAATCATATTTTGCTGATCAAACAAAAGATCAATTTGTTGCCGGTGGATCAAGTACAGTAAGTAGACTCTATGCTGATTTTGCAGCTTATCCAGATATTTTTTGGTTTGGTGATGAAGGTATAATAACTATATCGGAAACAGATTACAGGTTTTTAGTTAAGGATCAAACATCAACCTATATTGATTTGTTTGATGATCTTCCAGTATCACCAAATCCAAGTGATCCTTTTGAATTAGTAAAAGATAATATTAAAGAAGGATCGTTTAATTTTAAATATACTGGTTATTCTACTATTCCAGATAAACATAGACTTGAATATGTACAAAGAGCAGTTAAAGATGAAGATGATGATTTTAGTAATGAATATATTTGGGATGCAGTAGAAAAAGATAGTGAATCTTTCCATTCATTTATTAGTGATCAATATGGTTATTTTACAAAAGGCTCTCAATTAAAAACAGTTCGATTAGGAGGAATAAAAAGAAAATCACAAGCAATGCGAATGGTTCAGTTTTATTCTGACTTTGCTTTATATTGCAGAAATTGGTGTGAATTTATTACAGGTATGCAAGGTTATTATCATGCCATTGGTGATATTATAGGTATAAGTCATGCTCAAACTGGATGGAATGCTAAATGGTTTAGAATTATAGGTATGGAGGAAATGGAAAACGATGAAGTTAAATTGCAATGTTTTGAATATAATTCTAATTGTTATAGTGATAGTATTTCTAAAGTAATAGCGTCAACTGACAATAATCCTCCGACTCCTTATGAAGCTCCTGATGTGGTTGAACGACTTTATGTTGTACAAGACTTTAGTGAAAATAAAATTTATATTCTTTATAAAAGACCAGATGGTAATCCTTATTTTATGGGAGCAAATATTTTTGTAAGTGTAAATGGAGGTGATTATAAATGGATTAAAGAAGTTTCATATATAACTCCTTCTGTAAAACTTGATGCAGGAATTGATGATTCGCAAACTACTATTGGATATGACAATACCACATTGTATGGGTCATTTCCATCGACAGGTTCCTTTTGGATTGAGGATGAATTGATTACTTATGCTGGAATTTCTGGTGATCCTGATTATGAATTTACAGGATGTGGTAGAGGAATCAGTCCTCTTGCTCATACGATAGATAAATATTGTATGTTAAAAGATAGCTATACTGGTTTTATTACTTTTGAAGATGCTGATGTTGGTCAAGAATGGACAATAAAAGCGGTATCAAAAACGATTTATAATTTGAAATCAGATTTCGCTACTTCACCGACTAAGGTAGTTACTATATCATGAATATGGACATAGAAAAAACAGGTCAGGATTTACAAAATAAAGATACACGCAAACATGCTGCTGGTACGATAGCTGGTGGAATAATTGGTGGAGTCATTGGTGGATACCCTGGAATGCAGATAGGTATGGCTATTGGGGGATATATATTTAAACCAAGCTCACCAAATAAAAAAGATTATACCAATCCTGATTATAAAGTATACAAATCAAGAATAGATCCAGTACCGGTTGTAATTGGTACGGATATGTGTCCTGGAAAAGTAATTTATTTTAACAAAGATGATTTTGGAGTTTATGATTCAGGACATTTGCCAAGTATGGAAGGCGCACCACATGAAAATCGATGGAAAGAATTTATTGATGCACTTGCAGATCAAAATGTTGCTTATTGGTCTGAGTTTGCTGTTAATTTTTGTACTGGTGGTCATATAGGAGTAGTTAAATTTAATGGCAAACCATTTTGGTTTTGGCTTATATTAAGTGATTTGTGGGAAAATTATGATGGTGCTTTTAATCCTTATCCTCCTTTAACAGTTCTTGATGCTTCACAAAAGGAACATCGGTCATATATTGATATAGAAGATATAATCAATCAGAATGTTCATAGTAATACAATAATGTATTTTAAAGGATTCTTTGCTGATTTTACTGCTCTCTCTACTGCACCGGAAAGTTCTAATTATACCATTGATATGAGGCTTCTTGATGAACTTAAACCTGAAATTCTGCCAGGGCCATTATCTGCCATGCCTATTTTTACTACTGAGATAAATTCATCTTTGATTTGGTTAAGTCCTGAGTCAATGATAGGTGGATCAGGTATGCCTACTTATGGAGAACATGATTTTGAAGTTGATCCTGAAATAGGCGGTCTTAGTCATTATGGTATAAATTTGAGTCGGTATTGGGGTTGTCGGGATGCAAGAAATACTAAATTTGTAGGAACGTCTGGTTATGCTCCAATTTATATGGAGGGTAGTGATCGTAATTGGACTTATGCTGGAAATGATGCAACTTTACCAGAAGTAGGAGATCCTGAACCAGCTATTTTAGATTGGATGTATAATAATATAAGTATAGGAGGATCATATTTACAAGCTACAGATGTTAATGATAATCGGGTTTATATTTGTGCTTATAGAAATTGGGCTAACCCCAATCAAGGCCAAGGTGTTTATGGAGTAGATAAAGTTAATCATCATCATGCAGAATATGGAGTTGAATTCGATCTTTATTATTTTGATAGAAGTGATCCAGAATATAAAGTACATTCTCTTATTTATAATCAAAAATATGATTTGCCAGATCCAGAAGGAGGAATTGTTGGTGATTCTGGTTCTAATCCAAATATTAAATTTGGAAGTATGGTGGTGGGTACTGATTACGTTTATATATTTGGTAGTAGAACTCAAACTGATATTGTATTATCAGATGCAAGGGAGATTGAATCTGGAGATAATTCTTATTTTAAAATTTATGCTGATTTTTCCCAATATCCTGATGGATGGTGGGAAGGAAAATATGCAGCATTAGCAAAAAATACCTGGAGAATTTGGCGAGAAATTACTGAACAAACCAGTACCTATATAAAAGTGGCAAAAGGATTTGCAGCATTACCTACTGCTGGTGATGTAGTTTATCTTTCTAAATATCCTAAATGGGTAGCTGATTGGGGAGTTATCGGTGCAATTAATAGTGATACAGAAATTATATGTAATCCTCCAACATGGAATTCTGATGGTTGGCTTGATAGTTCCGTCAGTGGTTTAACTCGATGGAATAAATGTTTTTTAATTGGTAAATGGTTATATGGGCCAGGAATAAGTAGTATATCAGGATCAGTAATAACTTTATCATCACCATTTGATTATTACTATCCTAAAGTTGGTGATAGACTTTGTTTTACAATGGCTGCTTCCGGTGATTTTGATAGAAATTATACAGATCCCAATATGACTTCAGAATATGCTGGTATATTTTATGATCCTTTAGGATTTGATTATCCTCCTAAAGCTGATTTGCAATTCTTATGGGCAAGTCGCATATCTGGTAATGAATTTAGAGATTCCCATCATGTTTGTTTGAAGATAGATAAAAGTACGGGGGCAATAGAAAAACATGATACACAAAGAGTGACTACTCCTACCTATTATGTTGGCTCATATCTTACATATACGACTGATTATTTAAATACTTATGCCTGTGCCACTGATGTACAGGCTTTTGTTTATTCTCATGAAATGCAATATGGTACTCAGGCAGCAGTTTATTCTTACCTTCTTGATTTTGATAATAGTGAAATTCATGAAACAATTCATCGTAGAAATAATAAAGCCGGTGGTCATGCTCCTGCATGGTGTTACATGGGTTGTGTTCCAGTAAAAGAATGGAATGCAGATGATCATGAATATCAAGATGTTTGGTATACTGTTCTTAGAAGTTATGATAGTGAGGAGAGAACTGGAATTCTTGCAATAGAAACTGATACTATAGGGCAGGGAACACATTTTTTAAGATTGGGTGATGGAAGATTTTCAAATAAACAAGCATACTTTGATGTTAATAATAGATGGCTTGGGTTAGACCTTGATGGAGATCATAGAAATATTGATATGATTTTATTTCGTAAGGATATGGTCACAGGCCCATTGTATTCTGATGTTTATACAAGTTCTTATCCAAATGAAAATAATTATCAAATTGGGAAATTTGGAATTACTGAAGATATTTATTTTTATGTAAATAGGAATGGTTCGCCAGATGAAATGTGGCGATTTACAATTCCTACTGAAAATAATAATGCAGGGGAATTATATTGCATTGCTAAAAGTGCTTTAGAGGATGCAGATAATAATGATCTTGATTATCACTGGTTAGAAATTTTATCTTGGGGTAATTTTAAGCAATGTAGGTATGGTTGGTATCCAAGTACTTTAACACAATGGAATTCTGGTAACTGGTATCAATGTGATGAAAGTCCAGCAGAAGTTATTGGTGGGGGTTTTTGGAGTAGTGAATTGGGTTTATTTAGAGGTTATTTTGGTCATGAATACGCAACGGGTTATTTTCAAATGCTTTATGATGAAGCAACGGAGATCTGTAATGAAATAATTGATGCAACAATATATTCTCTTAAAGAACATATTGATATAAGAGAACGGAGGTTTCAATTTTCTCAATGTTATGATCAACCAAAAAAATTTCATGATGTAATAGATGAAGTCATGGATACCTGTCAGGGTTTTATATCTGTATGTAGACAAAGAAACAGGAATTTTAAATTAATAATTCCTAATCCAGATGAAACTCCTGTACATTATTTTGGAATAGATTCAGGAGTATTTACCAGTAATCAATTATCAGATTCTGGCTATCTTTATATAGATAATTATCGTATCTATGCAGATTTTTCTGCTTATCCAGATAATTACTGGAAGGGTGATGATGTTTATTTTGATGGGATGAATGTAGATTGGAGTGTTGTTATTGAACAAACATCAACTTATATAACTGTAGGTGATGGTTTATCTGCCTGGCCTTACTTTCCTTTTCCAGTTTCAGAACAATTTACTTTAAAAAAAGATAATATGAAGGAAGGCAGTTTTACCTTTGCAGAAAAATCAGCAAAGGATCGTCCTAATAAAGTTAGGATAGAATTTAAAAATAGGTTATTAAATTACATCAAAGATGTTGCTGAAGCTGAAGATACATATCGATTAGATATATTGGGGGAACCTGAAAAAATTGATTTTTATAAAATGCATGGAATTAAAAGAGCTACACAGGCAGGACGTATGGCAATGAGAATTCTTGATCAATGGAATCATCAAAGATATGTCTGTGCATTTGAAACCGACCTAATGGGAATGACTCTTTGTATGGGAGATATAATAGGAGTGGGCCATGATACTACTGGATGGAATGGTAAATGGTTCAGGATAGTAGCAATGGATGAATTAATGGATTTTGAGGTTAAATTTGAATTGGAAGAATTTAATCCTTATTGCTATCATGATTATGGTGTTCCTGTATATCAGGGTTATTCTTATAGTGGTTTTCCTACACCTTATGTACCAAGAAATGTTGGACGTTTTGAAGTTAAAGAAGATATAGAATTTAATCGATTGTATTTTACTTTTAAACCTCCTTCAAGGGATGCTGGATTTTTTACCGGAGCAAGAATATATCGGAAAACAGGTGATGATACCTGGGAATTTATTGCTCTTATATATGAAACAGTATCATCTGTTAAATTAGCTCAAAGCGTTGGAATAGATGATACCACGATCTATTATGATAATGATTATCTATCCGGTTCATTTCCCTCTCAGGGGGTTATCTGGATAGAAAATGAGTTAATGTATTATCATGGTATTGATACCGTTAATTTCGCATTCACAAACGTTGTGAGAGGATATAAAGACACAGAACAGGTAGAGCATTTAATTGATGAAGAAACAAATCTTTATATTACCTTGAGAGATGATGCTACTCTTTATTATGAAATACCTGAATCCTGGTCAGGAACTACTCAAACTTTTAAAGCATCATCTGTTACAATTCATAATTTAACCATAGATCTTGATACTTCTCCATCATTTACCATTAATATAATCGGTCATGGAGTGTTGCCTTACTTTCCTGAATCAATTCAAAATAAATTACCTGAATATGAAAATATACTTGAAACTCTTGGTCTAAGTGATTATTTAATAGAAAAAACGATAGAGGAATTAGTAGAAACTCTTGGTTTGGGTACTTCAGAGGTAGTCACAGAAACGTTAGCCCAATTAGTTGAAATTCTTGGTATGGGTGATTCGGTTATTGAAACATCTAATAGAATAGAGGAATTATTTGAAACAATGGGAATGGGTGATGTTAAATATCAACCAGACTATGTGCGTTTAATTGAAGCCCTTGGTTTAGGTGAATCAACTGAAGATTTATCTGATGGTCTTGGATTAGAAAGTATAAGTGGTTCTCTTTTACTTGAAAGTAGTGGTAAATTACTATTAGAAGAAGGAAGTTAAAATGGCAGATACAAAATTAACAGAATTGACAGAAAATACAAGTCCCGCATTAGAAGATTTGATATATACAGTAGATGATCCAGGTGGTACTCCTGTTGAAAAAAGCATGACTATAGAAAATGTAAACAGGGGTTTGGTTTTGTTGAAGTCTGTGACTGAAGGATCAGGAGTTGCATCTATTGATGTGGAAGATTGGTATTCGGCTGATTATGATGAATATCAAATAGAATTTGTTGGTATTGGTGTAGCAACTGATGGCGTGTCTGTACAGTTGCGAGTATCTACGGATGGGGGGTCATCATATGATTCGGGAAGTAATTATAATGGGGCAGCAATTAGATTTTATCCTTCAGGAACTGCATCAGACGATCAGCAAGGCAGTACAGAATTAGACTTAACTGGTGGTACTACCATAGGAGATGAATCTTATAATTCAGGAAATGGGTCATTTCGATTATTCAATCCTGGGAGTACTTCTTTGTATAAAAGAATTATAGGAGATTTTACCTTTTTAAATACAGCAATAAACAGTATTAGAGTAATGTTGACAGGATTATATTCTTCTACTACAGCAGTAAACGCTTTTCAGATTTTTGCGTCTTCTGGAAATATTACTGGAACCGTAAGAGTATATGGAATTAGAAAATAATTAAAGATGTGATGCTATGAAAGTATTAAAATTTGTAGGTGGTGACATAGGCCCACCAGAAATAGAATACTTAGAAGAAACTCTTGGTTTAGGTGATGCTCATTCTTTAGGATTTATTGGTCAGGAAGCATTTACTGAAACCATTGGTTTTAATGATAGCATGTATACCATTGTTGAAATGTTTATTATTGAAACTCTTGGTTTGGGGGATATACTTCCTGAATTTGTAGATATTGTTGAAACGATGGGTTTGGGTGATGTTACATATCAACCAGATTATGCTTCTATAATTGAATCCCTTGGATTGGGTGATGAATTAACTAATACAATGGATATTTTTGTGGAGATAAATGAAACTCTTGGATTAAGAGATGGTGGATTTGGTTATTTAGAAATCAATTATAATTTAAGGTGGAGAACTCGAACAAAAAAACTTACTTATGGTTTTGGTACTGCTCCTCATGGTGATCAAATTTCTTATGGTGACGGTGATGTGATCGATGAACTTAAAGAGTTTAAAGTAAAAGTGATTCGATTATCTGATGAAACTGTTTTGAGAACAGATACTATTACCATTGCCAATAAACAATTTCCTGATGGATCTGCTCAATATATTTATACGGCAGCAATGAATGTATCGGATAATACAACTTTTGAACCTAATTTAAGATTTGAAGTTTATCAGATTGATATAAATGATAACTGGTCTCCAGCTAAATATATTGATATAACAGTTACCGATGAAGGGGGGGATTTAGAGTAATGGCTTATACAACAGTATTTAATATTTCAAAACCTGCATATCGTACAATACGATATGATGAAGAATATAATGATAATATGGATCGAATTGAAGCAGCTTTGCTTGGATTCCCCGGAGATAATCCACCAGGACATGCAACCAATTGGCCTGATGTAACTCCAACAGAGGGTATGCGTTGGATAGATACAGCAAATGATCAGGAAAAAGTTTATTATAATAGTTCATGGCAAGTAGTAAAAACTTTCACTTAATCAGGAGGATCAAATGAAAAAAGTAATATCACTGAATAATCCCGTAGTTAGAAAGGTTGTAAAAGGCTTGATGAAAAAGACAGGTCTTATGGGAAGTCTTGGCTTTCATAATATTTATGATTTTACATGTGGTCAGTATGTTGATCCTTGTGGGTTGGTAATTAAAGATCATCATGAATATGAAGGAATAATGAATTTTATACCTATATGGCATGAGCGTATTCACAATTTGGTAGTCAATGAAGCATTGGATGATGTCCTTGATGTTTATTTTGAATCAGGTACGCAATCAGCTAACTGGTATATTGCCATTTTTGGTTCAGATGATATCCCTGCTGGAGCATGGACATATGCCGTTCCTGTTTGTACAGAGTTTACCAATTATGATGAAGCGACAAGAGAAGCATGGGTTACGGCTGGAGTATCTTCACAAAGCCTTGATAATTCTGCATCTCCTGCTGAGTTTACTTGTACCTCTGGAACGAATACTATTTATGGTGCAATGTTAAATAACACTTCAACCAAAGGTGACGTTGCTGCTGGATCTGGAATTTTGTATTCGGCAGCAAGATTTGGAGCATCCAGACCTTTCAATGCAGCAGAGGTATTGAAAATAGTTATCACAATAAATAGTCAAGATGTTTAAGGAGTAAATTATGTCTGAGTCACAGATTGCCGTAACTGAAGGTTCGGGTAAGAACGTTTCAACGGTACAGGTTTCCATTGGTGGCAATACCAGACAGATCGAAAGAGATGTTAAAGGTATGGGTATAATTACTCTTGCCAATGTTACAACGGCACAAGGATCAACTGGATTATATCCTGCATCTCCTCTTGATTGTCAAGGTAGATATTATATCATATTAAAAAACACGTTTAATGATAATGGAGCATCGGCAACAATTCGTTTTTTATTTTATGATAGTGCCAGTACGGAGATAGGATATAGTGAGGCTGTACCCATTGCTAATCTTGGAAAATCTGTATCAACAAGATTTTGGGGAGATTTAGTTGTTTTCTCAAATATCTATGGTGCAAAGGAATTTAAAGTTTCTTTGGAAGCTATTAGTGCTTCTGATAATATAACAATTGATTATGGGGTAACATAATGACTCTGTTACATCCAAAAGTATCTGAAATTTATTCTATTGGTACAATCATTGAAGCAAATGCACCCCCAAGTGGTAAATGGTTGCCTTGTCAGGGGCAGATTTTAGCTCAAGCTGATTACCCTACATTATATGCTATGATGGATAATCCATATTCAATGATCTTTTCTGATTGGGAATTTTGTGATGATTTTGATACTGGAGAAGTTTATCCTTATAATGAAAGGGTTCAATGGAATGGTAGTACTGGTTCTCCGATATGGTTAGCTATGGATGGTGATTATAATTATTGCCGATCAACTGATGGAATTACATGGGCAGTTTTATCTTTACCAGTGTCAGGATATTATTATCTTGGTTGGAATGGTACAGTTTTTTGTGCTTTAAAATATGAATCGACTCAAGCGTATACATCGACTGATGGAATTAGCTGGACTTCCCGAACTTTACCTTATGCTTATAGATGGAAAGCTGCTCTGTGGGATGGAACTAACTTTATAGCTTTTGCATCAAATAATGTTCAAACAATATATTCATCAGATGGAATTACCTGGAACAATGGGGGAGTATTAACTGAAACCCCATTTTATTATGGTGCTTCTGATGGGGCAGGAACAATAGTAGTAATTGATACTGGTAATGATATTGCTGTTTCAGATGATGGAGGAACTACTTGGACTCATATAGAAGGGCCACAAGGAGGATGGTATTCAGTAGAGTATTGTAATAGTTATTTTTTGATTGCCACTGAAAGAGGTTATGTTGGTGTTTCTTCAGATGGTTTTGATTGGGAATGGAGACCTTATTTCATTGACAGGTTTGAAGGTAATGATCAGGAGTTGGGCACAGAATCAGTAAAAGTATGGCGTTGGAGATACCATGCTGGTATTTATTTTGCTCCAGCTTACGGTTATGGTCATGGTGTCTATTCATTTGATATGAGAACTTTTTATCCTTGGTTTACTAATCCTCAATACACAGAACAATATGATACTATTTATAATTCCACATCAGGCAATTTAGTTGTTTGGGGTGGTTATACCTATAGTATGCCCTATTCTAAAAAAGCAGGTCGTTATAATCCAAGCACACATTTTCAATTACCTCTTTATTTTAAACATAAATATTATGAACGTGAAAAAAATCGATATATAAGGGTATTATAAATGGATCTAATACATACTAATATTGAATTAGAAATAGGAAGTGTGATTGAAGCCGTTGGCCCTCCTTCAGCTAATTGGAAATGTGCTGATGGTCAAATATTAGATCAAGCTGATTATCCTCAATACGTTGCTTCCTGTCAAGAGTTACATCCTAAAAGATATGAAGGTATGAGGTTTATGAATGAACGTACTGAAGTACCTCATGCCTGTGCCAGAAAAGGAAATATAATTGTTGTCGTGGGAAAAGGAGATGAGTGTCTTTATACAACTGATGGAGGACAAAATTGGACAGTAAACACTCCATTTGGATCATCGGCAGATTTTTACTATTGTGTGGGTTGTGATGGAACCACTTTTGTTACCTGTAAATATAATAGTAATGTTGCCTATACATCGACTGATGGTATTAATTGGACTTCCCGAACCATGAACCAATCAACAAATTGGGAGTCAGTATTTTGGACAGGTAATTATTGGATGGCAACTGATCGGTATGGTGGAGGAATTGACTACTCCAGTGATGGAATAACTTGGTACAGTTCTACGCCACCAGATACAGGTTATCGTTCTTATTATCAAGCTTGGGGAAATAATATTTATCTTTATTTTAGTTATTATGATTATAAGTGGCATATAACAGATGATGGTGGGCAAACTTGGTCGGAAGATGATGATCATTTTGGATGGTTTTCTCCAGAGTATGAAGGAATAACTCCTTCTATAGTGGGTTTTGATGGAGTATACTTTATTTGTTTTTATGAACAGCTTATGTCAAATACTTTTTTAAGATCTACTGATGGGATCAATTGGGAGTGGATGCCTTTTACTAATACCCGATGGGATTATCACGATTTTTTCCCTGGTATTATTCATTATGATGGCGTAGAAGATGTTTTTTTATTACAAAGTTATGGAACTAATTACCCTGCTTGGCATATGGCTAAAAAGGGTCATGTTGAACATTATAAAAAAAGAATAAGTCAAGTTATTTATAAATATCCTATAGGAACCTATGAAGGAAAGCAAAAAGTAGCTGTTATACCTGGAACCGGAATGTTTTGTATTGGGGAGGATCAGATTCAAAACAGAGAGATTTGGGCAGATTTTACTCGTTATGATAGTACAACAAAATTTCAACTTCCTGTGTTATCTACCGGATTACCTGGAGGAGTAAAAAAATATATAAGGATGGCTTAATGGTAGCAGCAGTACCACAAGTAATTTTTAAACAATGGCAAGCTCCTGGAGATTTACTAATGTTAACGGTTGCACTTAGAGATCTTCATAAAATGTATCCTGGTTTAATGAAAACTGATATACTTTGCTGCTATCCAGAAGTATTTTTTAATAATCCTAATATAATTCATTTACCTAAAGATGATAGTGTTCCTGTTGTAGATTTAAAATATGATAAAGCAAGAGATAAGCTTGCTCCTCTTGGTTATCATTTTTCATCTGTGTTTATTTATTTGTTTAATGAATTGTATGATCTTAAATTAATAAAAACATCAATGAGACCGGATATTCATCTGACAAAAGATGAAAAATCAGATAGAATATTAAAACGTCTTAGAATTAAAAAACCTTATTGGTTAATTAATTCTGGAGTAAAGTATGATATTCCAATAAAAGGTTATCCACCTTCAATGTGGGAAAAAATTATCGATGGCTTAATTGGTGGGGGATTAAATCTCTATCAAGTTGGAAGTCGTAATGATATTCATCCCGATCATAAAAAAGTTAGATCATTAGTAGGTGAAACTGAAAATTTAAGGGATTACTTTTCATTGGTATATCATTCAAATGGATGTGTTAATCATGTATCTATGCAGATGCATCTTGCTGCTGCTTTTCATAAACCCTGTGTTACTATTGGTGGAGGACGTGAAGATTGTCGATGGGAAGCTTATCCTGATCATCGGTATTTAAATACTATTGGGCATTTGGATTGTTGTCAGGAGAGAGGATGTTGGGTTTCAAAAGCAGAGAAATGTAAACATCTTTGGAAAGATACACCTTATGCTACTTGCCTTGCTATGATTGAACCTGAAAGGGTTATTAAAGAAGTTTTAAATTATTGTAGAATAATTAATTAGGAGATAAAAAATGGCTTTAATATATATGGATGGTTTTGATTATTATAGTAATGATGAGGCTATTTCAAGAGGATGGTCTTTTCATAATACTTATACTACATGGAATTCTCTCTATGGCAGATTTGGTGGTATTGGTGTTGCGAATACTTATGATAATCAACGATTGAAAAGAAATATTGGAGTAAATAAATCAACATTATACATTGGTGTAGCAATCGGTAAATGGGAATTTGGTACTCCTGAAATTCAGCTTGCCGATCCTTTTGCTATTCTTACTGATGAATTAGATGTACATCAAGTAAAATTTCATTTAAGTCCAACATATGAAATATTAGTTTATCAAGGAGATGATACTTTACTTGCTACTTCTGCTGTTGATGTTCTAAAAAATTTTGTTTGGCAATATTTAGAATTAAAAGTGGTTATTAGTGCTACGGTTGGTGTGGTTGAAGTTAGAGTAAATGGGGTGGAAGTAATTAATGAAACTGGATTAGATACAAAAAATGGATCAGATTATATGCGTAATCTTGGATTTGCCGCTTTTGCATATAATAGGAGTGCTGTTTACGATGATCTTTATATAGATGATGCTCAGTTTCATGGAGATTGTCGAATAAAAACTTTTTTTCCTGATTCAGATTCAGCTATTCATACTGATTTTGTCAGATCAGCGGGATCAAATGATTATGAATGTGTAGATGAGACTGATCCAAATGAAGATACTGATTACATTTATGCAAATGTAATGGGAGATATATCAACCTTTGGTATTACTACTGGAACATTAGGAACAGTTATAGGTATTCAATTAAATAATTATCTTCGTAAAGATGATGCTGGAACCAGAAAAATTAAACCATTAATCAGATCTAATGGTGCTGATTACCAAGGAACAGAATTAGATGATGTACCTGCTAATTATATATTTTATTCTGATATATGGGAAACAGATCCTGACGATTCAAATCCCTGGACACAAACAAAATTAGAAGCGGCTGAGTTTGGTTTAGAAATTACTACATAACCAATTAACTAATAAGGAGAATTAAAATGCCAGTTTACAAAAATGAAACATCGAATACGATTACCGAAAAAGTTGAAAATGAGGATGGTGTCAGAAGTACAATCAAAATTGATCCTGGAAAATCAAAAACAACTGAATTTGTTTTACTTGATGCAGGTTTAACGGAAGTATCGGCTGCTCCTTATTATAATCCTTTAATGAGGACTCAATCAATTACTTCTACCGGAGTGGGGAATGATCAAACCGTGGCAATTAATCGAGAGACTAAAACCATTGTCATTCATAATAACTCTGCTGCTGATATAACTGCTTTTATAAGAGCTTTGGCTAATACCCCTGGTCTTCCTGTTCCAACAAATACTTTGAGAGAAATATCTGTTGGATGTAATACTGATCAGATTATTCTTCAATTTACCGCAGGTGCGACAATTCTTGTAGAGGAAAGGAAATAATAAAATTATGTCTAATACAACTTTGATTCCTTTAGGTGGTGGTGGTGGGAGCAACGATATATCTTTTGCTCTTTCAATTGTTGATCAACCTCTTGATGGTCAGATTATAACCATAGCGATACCATCATATCTCAAAGTCCTCTTTGCTGCTGCTATGGTAGGATCTAATGGCAAAGCATCGGTACAGGCAGCAGCACAATCAGATTTTGATGTGCAAAAAAATGGTGGATCAGTAGGAACGATTCGTTTTGGAGCTACGGAAACGAGTCCATCGTTTATCATGGCAACGGAAACCGAATTTGATGGTGGATCTGGTGACTATCTGACAATTGTATGTCCTAACCCTGCTGATGCTACGCTTGCTAATATTGGTATCACTCTCAGGGGTACAAAATCTTAATTGATAATTAATTAGGAGATAAGATTATGGCCTTAATATTAATAGATGGGTTTGATTATTTTTCTGAAGGACAATCTGTAGCAATGGGTTGGACTATGGGTAATTTTTTACAGGTTAGTTGGAGTTCATCTTATGCAAGATATGGCGGTGTTGGTATTCGTATTACAGATTCAGGTTCACCAAGTTATATACTGCACAGGAATATGGGGGTAAATAAGTCTACTATTTATTTGGGTATAGCAATTTATAAATATGGCACAGGAACACCATATTTTCATAATGATGGTGCTTTTGTGCTTTTTGAAGATGAATCTAATATAGATCAAGTGAAACTTTATGTGAATAATAGTTGGGGAATTGATGTTTATAGAGGGGATAATACTTTACTTGGATCTACTGCTGATGATCTTATTGCTAATCGAAGATGGTTTTATTTAGAGGCTAAAGTTACCATTAGTGCTACTGTTGGAGTAGTAGAATTAAGAATAAATGGGAATCAGGTTTTAAATCTTACTTCTCAAGATACAAAAAATGGTTCTGATTATATAAGAAGTTTTGGACTAACCGCTATTCATAGTGATAATGAGACTAATTTTGATGATATATATGTAGACGATGCTCAGTTTCATGGTGATTGTAGAGTAAAAACTTTTGTACCTGATTCTGATGGAAACTCCACTGATTTTACACGATCAACCGGATCAAATGATTACGAATGTGTTGATGAATTACCAGCTAATGAAGATACAGATTACATTGTATCGGATACATTGAATCACAAATCAATCTTTGGTATTACCACTGGAGCATTGGGAACGGTCAAAGGTATTCAATTAAGTAATCGTGTGAGGATTGATGAAGTGGGAACCAAAAAAATTACTCCAATAGTACGATCTAATTCAACTGACTATACAGGTACGGAGACAGAACTTATTACTGCTGATTATTTATTTGAATCAGAGATTTGGGAAACAGATCCTGACGATTCAAATCCTTGGGATCAAACCAAGTTAGAAGCAGCAGAGTTTGGTTTGGAGATAACTACATAGGAGATTAAACAATGGCACTTAGAAATACTCAAATAGCAGTTGAGGTACTTGAAACTGAAGCTAATCCTAATCTTAGAAATACTCAAATAGCAGTTGAGGTACTTGAAACTGAAGCTAATCCTAATCTTAGAAATACACAAATTGCTGTTGAAGTATTAGAAGTGACTAACTTGATGCAGGTTGCACAGCAATTTGTTCAAGTCATATCTAATAATGATCCTGTTAATACTATTCAGGTTGCACAGCAATTTGTTCAGGTCATTTCTAAAAATCCAATTCAAGAAGCCACTTTTGTTGGAAATGATGGTGATCCTCCTGATTCAGATGTGTGGTCGGTACAAGCAGGAACACCTGTTATCGATACCAATCAATTAGAGTTTCTTGTTAACTCTGGTATGACTGATGAAAAGGTAAAGAATAAACAAAAGGTAGCTGGAGATTTTGAAATATATATTGATATAGATGTTGATCAAGAACCTGCTCAAGATAACTGGAGTTTTGGTTTGGATGTGGAGGTTTCCCTCGATACATATTTTAAGGTTAATCGTGAATATGATAATGTAAATGGTCAAGATGTAGTTGTGCGAACAGCAGATGGTGGTGCAGAGACTGTTTACAGAATTTCAGATAATCCATCGACTACTAAATTAAAAATAAAGAAAGAAGGCAATACTTTTAAAGGATGGTATTGGGATGGATCTGCTTTTGTTCAAATAGGATCTGATGCTACCGTGGGCTTATCTCCTGATGAATTTTGGGTTTATATGGTAGCTGAAACAAAAAATAATGAAGCTCAGTTAAGAGTCTTGGTTGATAAATTTACAATACTGTCTGGTTATTTTGCAGATTCATTTTTGCAGAATGTATATTTAACCATCATTGAAGGATAAATAAAATGACACTTTTAATGTTTAATGGTTTTGAGGGAAATTATGATACACCTGTTGATCAAAAAAATATGTCTGATGGTATTCTTTCTCTTTCTGGAACACAATCAGCTTGGCAGTATGATGTTGGAGGAAGAAATGGAGGGAAAGCATTAAAATCAATTAATGCAACTTGGGATGAAGTTGTTAATATAAAATTTCCTGGAGTAACAAATGATAAACTTGCTATAGTTGGTTTTGCTATTAAATTTGCATATTTTGGTAGTACTGATATTGGTTTTTTAGGTGATGATTATTCAGGTGATGGTGGTTATGTGTCCATTAATAGTAATGGTGATTTAATTGGTAAAGTAAAAGCTTTTGGCATACAAGCATCAGAAAGAATAAATATTAAAATTAATCAGTGGTATTATATAGAATTAAAAATGAAATTACATAGTAGTGCTGGAGTATGTGTTATTAAAGTAAATGAACAAGTACTTCTTGATTATACGGGATATTTATGGTTTTCAGGTGAGGATTTAACTACTGATCGATTTTGGATAAAAGGACTACGAAATTCAGGTACATTAATAGATGATGTTTATGTAGCTGATAATCAAGGAACTGAAAACAATGATTTCTTGGGAGATATTCGGGTTGATAATATTCATCCAAATGGGGCAGGAAATTATGCACAATTAACACCTTCTGCTGGAGCCAATTATGAATGTGTAGATGAAGTTTCATATGATGATTCTGATTACGTTGAAGGGATTAATGCTGGAGAAAAAGATTCATATACCTATGGTTCTGTGCCTACTGATCTTGATGATGCAGGTATTATTGGTCTTCAAATAAAAAATAATTCAAAAAGAACAGCAACCGCTGATAATATAAAAATTGATTCTTTCATAAGAACAGGATCAACTGATTATAGTCAAACAGTACAAGATTTGCCTGATGCTTTTGGAATGGTTGGTGGTGATATAGTTCTTGATGATCCAAGTGATTCTAATCCCTGGACACAAGCGAAAATTAATGCATGTGAATTTGGCATGGAGGTAGCATAATGACACTTAAATTTATAGATGGTTTTGAAAGTTATGATAATGCTGCTGATATGATACCAGCGTTTCCTGGAACATCAAATAGTGGTACTATTACTTTCCCAACAACAGGAAGAAGATCAGGAACTAAATGCTTTCAATGGGATGCAGGGTTAGCTTCTGGAACGCTTCGTTTTCCTGTAGATGTTAGCACATTTGAAGTTAGTGAATATGCTATAATTGGTTTTGCTTTTAAAGTTATTGAAGATGGTTCTGGTTATGATATTGATTTTTATTTAGATAACGGCAGTTCAGGTGATGGTGGAGGAATGGCATTTAGCTTTAAAAATAATACTACTACTATAGCTATTAAATATTGTCGCCAATTTGGTACTACAATTATAGATTATATTACTTATGAACTTAATCAATGGAATTATCTTGAAGTAAAAGTAAAAATAGGTGATGGTACTGATGGTCATATTGTAGCCCGATTAAATGAACAAGAAATAGTTAACTGGACAGGTGATAATCGTCATTCAGGAACAACAGGTCTTCAAGTTAGTAGGTTTTATGCAGCCCTTCAAAGATATTGGGATATATCAATAGATGATTTTTATATTGCTGGAGGTAACGGATCATATAATAATGATTTCTTAGGAGATGTAAGAATTGATGTTATCAATCCAAATGGTGCAGGAAATTATACTCAATTGACACCTTCAGCGGGAAACAATTATGAATGTGTTGATGAGGGTATAATAGATGAATCCGATTACGTTGAAGGAGCCAATGCAGCAGAGAAAGATTCATATTCTTATGCTGATGTGCCAACTGACCTTGACGATGTAAGTATCTTTGGAATATGTCTTAGAAATATATCACAACGGACAGCAGGATCAGATAATATAAAAATTGATGCTTTAGTAAGAACTGGATCTACTGATTATAATTCTGCTTCTGAAGTATCACTGACAGATACTTGGTCAAATAAAGATTTTATGTTTGAAAAAGATCCAAGTGATTCGGGTGATTGGACTCAGGCAAAAATAAATGCATGTGAGTTTGGCATGGAGGTAGCATAATGACACTTTTACATATGGATGGCTTTGAG